CCCTTAATATCTTTTGTTGGCTTAACGGATTTAATAGTCGGAGCAACCTTACCTTTGTTCATTGCTTTTTTAATTAGGTAACCTACGAATTGTTTCATTTTTTTCCTCCGTTTCTAAAAATTTGTGTACCCTTTATACCATATATGCTCGCGACCACAAGTATCCACAGGTTTGTGAACCATGACGGGAGCTGCGAGAACATCTCGAAAAACAATTTTACCTTGTCCATCGCTGTTGGGTCATCTGAGATGACTGCATATGCGAGCACCAAGACGGGCAAACTGAGAATTATCAAAACTGCCTCGTCCTTCCAGTCTGACTGTCGGGCTTCTAGCAATTTACCCTGGTATTGTTCCTCACCTTTGGCCATACGCTCTGCATGCATCAATTGTGCATCAGACATTGCCATCTTCGTTCTCTGTTTGTTAGCGTAAATTTTACTTCCTGCAGAGACGGCTAATTTTATCGCCGATAACCACATATTAGTACGCTTTAGAGTTTCTTTTCTTTTCTGGTAACATTCTTTTCTGACCGCCAACTGGCATCTCAGGTTTTCCTGTACCAATTAAGTTAAAAGCTTTGTCAGCAGTTGTTTTAGATCTAGGATCTACCTCAACACTCTGCTCTGCAACTTTAACTTCTTTGATTTTGTCTAGTCTTTGCATTTATGCTCCTTTTTTTACCCCTTTTATAACACCTTTGTTCTTAGATGCATAGAATATCTTTTCACCCTTCTTCTTTCCATACTGTTTCTTCATAGATTTCATAATTTTTTTACCTTTTTTGTTCAATGGCATTATTCTTCACCCGTTACTATCGTTGCTTGCTGTGCTCCTGCCTTTGCAAGGCTAACTCCAGCCCTTAATTTAGCTAATTTTTCGTTTTGATCCATTTTTTCTTCTGCAATATCGCCTTGTTGCATCAATCTTGCTCTCGCAAGGTCTTGTTGAGCCATATCATTGTCTCTTTTTCTCTCATTTTCCATTGCACGAAGATCAACTTCACGTGATTTTAGTTTTAGAAGAGGATCAGAGTCGAATTGTGACGTAATTCTCTTCTCTTCCTTCATAAATTCTTCAGTCATTTCTGAAATTAAGACAGATTTTCTAGATTCAATCTGATTTGTAAGTGCTTGAAGCTCTGCTTGTATCTGTGGGTTCATAGCAGCTTGTTGTTGCATCATCATCATTTGTTGTAATTGTTCTCTAAACTCTAGTTGTACCTGTTCTTGAGCCATCAAACTAATGTGTTCTAAAATATTTTTTTGTATTGATGCCATAACTGCAGGATTATTTCTAACAATGTTAGTTGACATAAAATTTAAGTGAGCAGTTATGTGTGCTCTGTGGTCTTGACCAGGAAAAGCTTGAAAAGGTTTACCAGCTAATGCATTAATGTGTTCCATACTTGGGTCCATTGGTGCGTTTGGTGCAGGTGCAGGTAAAACTGCGTCTACATTTTTAACACCGATAGCTTCATACATGTTTCTATAAATTTGATACATGTTGTGTAACGCAGGATTTGATGTTGCTATTTGTAATTGTGTTTGAGCCAAAGTAATTCTTTGTGACATTGAAAATATATTTGGATCTGCAACTGGTACGACATCAACTCTATCATCAAAATCTGACTGTTTAATATTTCTTGCACCACCTACGACATCGTATGGATACTCTGGTGGTAAATATTGTGAAACTACTTTTGATAATAATTTAAACTCATCTTTCATCGCTGCATAACATCTTTTGTGTATTGCAGACATAACTCTTGAACCACGTTCTAATAACGCAATAGTTGTCCCTACAGCTGCTGCTTGGTTACCATCGCCAACGCTCATGTCAGCAATAGCCGCGAACCTTTGACCTGCTTGCACAACTATACCTAATAAATTTAATAATGTTTGAGATGGTTCTTTGTATGGTAACGGAAAGAATGCATCACGTAACGATCCACCCGGTGCATCAACATCTTTGAACTCACCTGGTTGTATTGGTGATGCTTCATCTCTAACTCTAACGCCTCGCTGTTTAAATCCTGCAGGTAAGTTTGATAATGTTCCTGCGTCTAATAATTGACGGAGAGCCGCCGTTGCGGTACGGCTCAATCCGCCAATCATATGAATGAGTCCAAAGCCATAAAATCCTAGTCCTGGCAGAAATTTGAAGTGGACAAAATATTGGATCTTATTTTTCTTTAGATCATTGGGCGCATAGTTTCTCCGTATGGAGAGTACTACTCGGCTGCCTTCTTCTACAGTTACAATGTAGGGCAATTTTATTCCTGTTGGTTCTCCGTCTTGACCAACTTCTTCGAAACCTTCTAAGTCTAAATTTACATGGCACTCTAATAAAGTATAAATTGGTTCATTCTTACCAGATTTTTTTGTGCCATCTAACTCACGTTCTTTTTTCTCTAAGTCGTTTCTTTCAACACTACCTGGCGGTCCAAGTTCTACATCTCTGTAAAAACCAGATACTTGTTGTTTTCTTAATTCATTTTCAGATATCTTAACTGTGTGTATTACTGCTTCTGCATCTTCAATACTAGTTGCAGTATAAGGAACTATTAATTCATCTGCAGGGACAAACTTTGATACTGCTCTTCCAAGTGGTACATCGTAGTAAACTTTTTTAAATGTAGAACCTGCAAGTGGTAAATGAAACAACATAGAATCAAACTCTGCTTCGTACTCTTGCATTTGATCCATAATTAAATAGTTCATAAAATCTTTTACACGCACAGCTTGTTGTTCTGTTTGTGGATTTTTAACACCAATAACTTGTGTTCTAACTGGTCCGTCTGCTGGTAATAATTCTTTGTACGCTT